TCCTGGTTCCTGTCGCACGACAACCGCCTCCGTTGCGTCACTCAGAAGACGGTGGACGAGATGACTTCATTCCCGTAAGCCTTTCCCACAACACAAACCAAGCCATGACTAAAAAAGAAACCACCTCCGCAGTTAGCCAGGAGCAAAGTAATCCCTACTTCGACCTGATCACCGCCCTCTCCTCGATGGAGAACGTCGGCGCCAACCGCATCAACCCAGCCTTCAAGGCCCGGTACGTCTCGCTCGACGCTCTGCTCGACGCGGTCAAGCCTGTCCTGCAAGCGCACAACCTCGCCCTCGTCCAAGTCCTCGAGACTGAGGAAGGCAAGGTCGGCGTCTCGACCTCCCTGCTGCACACCTCGGGCCATATGTTCTCCTTTGGGAAACTGATGGTCAAGGCCGACGGCCTAACGGCCCAACAGGTCGGTGGGGCTATCACCTACATTCGCCGGCAGTCCATCCAGACCGCTTGCGGTATCTCGGTCGACCTCGACGACGATGGGCATCAGGCCTCCGCACCGAAGCCCCAAGCCCCCAAGGTCTTCATGGGCGAACTCAAGTTCGAGAAGGCCGCCGTGGAGATCCTCACGCTCAAGGGTTGGCTCAAGCCTGGACAAGGTTTGAAAGACCTCAGCGCTGAACACCTTGCCGCCATCAACACTCACGCCTTTGAACAAGCCGTACGGAACGCCACCAAATGAACATCGACGACATCATCGAGAACGCCCAGCTGAAGGGCCGGGTCATTGGCCTAGAGGCTCAGGTCGAAACCCTCACGGCTGAGGTCCGTTGCCTCGAGGCCGTCATCCGTTCACACGAGCGCGTCGACTGCCAGGCGGTCACGAGCCTTAAGAAACAACTGGTAGAGGTTGATGCCGAGGTCGCCCGGCTTAATTCGCTAATCGCGAATATCAAAGACGACGCCGCCCGCAAGATACACGGCCTACAGCAGGACAACGAAAGCCTGCAAAACACCGTCGACTTTTTAGAGGGCAAGCAGTCGTGAGAAACCTAAACAAGCCTCCCCGCTACAATGTTGCCAGCATCCAAGCCCAGAAGACCCTTGGCGGTGATGTGATGCAGTCGCACGAGCAAGGGGACTACGTTGAGTTCCGCGACTACCAATGGTTACTGACGGAGAAGCAGCGCCTTGATGCCGAGGTGGAGGTGCTTCGTCAGATTGGGAATGCTGACTTTTTTGACTTTTTGTTGAGAAAAGTATCTCACCGTAATCAAAGAGGGACAGCCGCCAAGGAGGACAAGCAGTCGTGACCACCTCGACGACGCACGGCACGGGGCAACCCATTAACGTCATTCTCACGGACCACACCATCGTCCTCATGTGGATCGTCAAGACCGAGGCTATCCGGCAGTTCTCCATCTCCGACATGAGCCAAGCCGAGGTCGAGCTTGCAGACTTCGAGGCCGTCATCCTAGCCAAGCAAGCCAAGCACATACCGACCTTTGCCGGGGCGACCTTCGAGCTGAACGGCAACGCGTACGTCATCGACGCTGTCAGTCAGTCCGCTGCCGACGTTATCAAGCGCCAGTCCATCCACCTTAAAAAGATATGGGTCTCGGCCCGCTCCTTCTTCCCCGCATGAAGTCGCTCCTCATCCCGTCGTCGGTCTACAAGGCCGCCGCCCTGCCAGAGAACACCTACGCCCTGCTCATCCTCTTGGACGGCACCGTCTTCGTCGAGCTCCAGGCTAAGTCCAATAAGGCTCTCGAGAAGGTTCTAGTCGGCTGGAAGGCTGAGACCCTCCCCTCCCTTGCCCGGTCCGACGTCCGCTTCTTCGCCGTCAACTGCGGCAAGGTCTTTGAACTCACCCTCTTCCGCTCTAAACGATGACCACCCACGACCGCCTAGCCGCCGCCCTGCGCCGACTCCAGACCGAGGCCCGTAGCCTCTCCGCTTATCAGACCGCCTTTGTCACCCAAGCCGATATTCACCGCGTCTCTATCGACGGTGACCGCCTCCTCTCCGTCCTCGCGATCACGGACGCCGCCCGCATCGAGGACATCAATGACATGGTCGAGCTGCGTGAGCGCCTTAACATCGTCCGTGCCGACCTCGCCTCACTCCTGGTCAGCGTCCAGAACCTCCACGAGAAGGCCGAAGAGATGGACAAGACTTTGAGCGACGCCGAGAACCTAGTCGACAACCCCGACGAGGTGCTGTAATTCATTCCAACATTCACCCCCACACGCCATGTATACCCCCGAAGAAATCCAAGCCAAACTCGCTGGCAAGACGCGAGCCGACTACGACGCTATCGACGCGTTAAACCAGACCTCAGCCAAGTTGCTCCTCAAGGCACCGGCTAAGTACGCCCACGACAAGGCCAACCCCCGCAAAGACTCTAAGGCCCTCCGTGAAGGCATCATGACCCACGCCGCCGTCCTCGCTCAGGACGAGTTCGCTAAGTTCAAGCCCGAGCCCGACACCGACAAGCGCACGAAGGAAGGCAAAGAGGTCCACGCCTATTGGAAGACCACCCTCCAGCCCGGTGACGTGCCTTGCAAAGCTGACGAGTACGACAACGCCCTCTCCTATTCAGACGCCCTGCGTATCGCCATGGGCCGTTACAACATCGTCCCCATCGCCACCGAGGTCATGCTTACCGCTGACTATATGGTGCCTATCAAGGGCTCGCTAGACCTGATCGCCGCGGACGGGTACGTCTACGACATCAAGACGACGATGGAAGAGGCCACCCCAAAGGGCTTTGGTCGTCAACTCATCTGGTCAGACGACTTTAAACTACAGGCCGCTTGGTATCTGCTCCTCTGCAAACTTAACTTCGGCGTACGCCCCAAGGGGTTCCGTCTCCTGGTCGTCGAGAAAGAGGCGCCGTATCTGACCGCCGTCTTCGAGCTACACCAAGACCTGATCGCGGAAGGCGAAGCCCTTATGCTCTCAGCCATCAAGGCCTACGAGGTTTGCAAGTCCTTCAACGAGTGGCCCGCCTACCCGTCAGAGGTCATCGTCATCGCCCGCCCGACCTCTTCGGCTGCTCTCCCCCCTATCAACTTCGCCTAACCAATAACACACCATGGAAAACCAAAACGACCGCCCACCCCTCACCACCATCGACAAGACCGGCAAGTACGTCCTGAAGATGTCCCTCCCGAAAGAAGACAAGGTCAAGGTCTACGACGATGGCGTCGGCGCCCGCCTGTTCTTCAAGACCGCCGAAGGCCTGTGCTTCTCCAAGAGCTACGGCACCAAGTACGGCAAGTCTCTCGCCATGCTCGTCGGCAAGATCAGCGGGAAGTATGTCTCCGAGCCTAAGGCCTCCCTCTCGGTCCCCGACTTCCTCGACTACATCCGCCCAGCGACTAACGTACACTTCGAGGTCGAGGTGGAAGTGACCCCCGACGGCGAGTGGCAGGGCCGTCCGCAATTCAAATACAAGATGAACTTCCCCAAGGGCAAGGGCGTTGCCGCGTCGACCATCCCAACCCCGACCGACTGGTGAAGACCCCTCAGACCATCGTCCTCCTCTCTGGTTACGCCAGGAGCGGGAAGGATACGTTCGCCGAGGGGATGACTCGTTACAGCGCTAACATCAAACGCATCGCCTTCGCTGATGCCTTGAAGGATGCCGCTAACGACTTCTCCATCAACCTAGGGCTCTCCGTTAACTTCCACGACGACAGCGTCAAGGCCACCCACCGCGAGACGCTCGTCGCTATGGGTCGCTTCGCCCGGTCTATCCACAAAGACGTCTTCGTCTACAACCTCACCGAGGCCGCAAGCCGTGAGCGGGGCCATGTGGTCGTCACGGACACCCGCTACATCAACGAGGTCACCGTCACTAAGCAGCTGATGAACGAAGTCCGAGGCTGGAGGGTTATCCACCTGCACATCGAGACCGAAGGCATCGGCCCGGCTAATGACGAAGAGGCCGCCAGCATACGCGAGATGCTCGAGGGGTGCATCCCAACCCAGACCTACGCATTTAAACCTAACACCGCCGTGACGATCCGCGAGGTCGGCAAGTCGGTCGCTAAACACTTAGAACTATGAGCCGCAAACAAACCAAACAGGAACGCATTGAAGAACTTGAGAAGGAGGTCGCCGCTTTACACGCGCTTAACGTCCAACTCGGCAGCACCCTTAAGATGACCGAGGACGGTCAATGGGTCGTCATCTCCGAGAAGGATTTGAACCGCTACCGCAACGGCATCGACGCGCTGCTCAAGGCTGGGGATGCGATGCATAAATCTATGCTAGAAATTGGATGTAATGAAATGGCTGATAACTTTGAGCATGACGCATGGTGGGCTTCGGTTAACGGTTGGAAGGACGCCAAGGCCTCCGACAAGTTCTGACCGTGGCAACCCCCACCGACGACGAGCTGGCGGAAATGTCGAGGTGCTGGGGCGTGAGTATCGACCGCCTCCGCTTCCTAGCCACCTGTCCGCACTACGACTCCAAGCCACATATCCGGGTCGACGACTACAAAGACCCGACCGACCGACACATCGCCAAGGCCATCCGTGAAGCCATCCGTGGCTCCTGGCTAACCGCTGACGCCGCCAAGATAGCGGGCGTACCCCTTAAGACCATCGAGGCCTTCGTTTGCCGGCACGGCATTATCTGGCCTCCCGGCTGTCGGCGCCGTCTCGAGTGGGGACGCGGCACGACCCACACGCACCGCTTGAACGACGAACACAATAACCTTTTAGCCAAGGGTCGGCTAACGATGGCTCAGGCCGCCGCTCAGGGCATCGCCGAAGGGCTGACCGCCACCGAGACCGCCGAGAAGTTCGGCTTCTCCGCTCCAGGGATGTATAACTCAGCCGTTCGTCAAGGCCTTCGCTTCCGCAGCCATGTTGAGAAGTTCGGCAGACACAAAGGCAAGCCACCCGCTCCAAGTGTATGAGCCGCCTCACCAAGTTTATCTTCGCATCGGACTCTCATGGGGACATGGCAGACCCCGAGGCCTTGGCGGCCCTCTACGAGTTTACTAAGGACTTTAAGCCCGACATCAAGATAGCCGGTGGCGATCAGTACGACTTTCGCTCTCTCCGCAAGGGCGTGGGCACCGACAAGGAAGGCGCTGAGTCCCTTCAAGAGGACATCGAGGCTGGCGAAGACTTCTTTGCCAAGTGGAAGCCCAACGTATACCTCTGGGGCAATCACGAACACCGGCTCGACTCTATGCAAGGCCACGGTCAGGCCATCGTCCGCGACTACTGCACCGACCTCAAGGACCGCATTAACCGCGTAGCTCGACAGAACGGTGCCAAGGTCATCCTGCCCTACCACGCCGACAAAGGCGTCTATCGTCTCGGCCCTGTCGCTATGGTCCACGGCTACGCTCACGGCGCTAACGCTACAGTCGTCCAGGGCTTACACTACGCACCCCACGGCGGGGCTTTGATACACGGGCACACCCACAACCTCGCAAGCGTCGCCCTGACCAAGCACGGGGGCGGTAACGCCTTCTCGGCTGGTTGCCTATGCCGCAAGGAAGACATGACGTACAGTGCCCACCGCCTAGCAAGTGCCCGCTGGGGCTCGGGCTTCGTTGTTGGCTTCGTCACCAAGGGCGGCGACTACAAGGCTTGGCTCGTCCACAAGATGGGCGGCGTGTGGATCTGGCAGACGGAACTCAAGACCTTTACCCCATGACCCACCGCAAGCCCGACGCCCTGCTGCTTAAAGTGATGGCGGCTATCCACAAAACAGCCGAGAAGCCCGCTAAAGGCTTTCGCACTATCGACCAATGGGCTAAGGTCTGGAAGTGTAAGCGCAACGCCGCCCGCGAGTACGTCATCAAGGGAATGCAGCTTGGCCTTATCGAGGAGAAGACCTACCGCGTGAACATCCGGCGAGACGCCAAACCCTACCCCATCGCCCACTACGGCGAAATGACTCGACCTAAGAAGACCTAAGCCCCTTAGTCCCCCACCTTACCTCCAAGCCAATGGAACCAAAAACACCCACCTCGGTCATTGAGGTAGAACGCTACTTGCTCGGCTGTTGCATCCGAGACGGTGTCGGTCTGCCACAAGGCCTACACCCTTACCACTTTGAAGAGCCGGCCCTTCGGCTTGTTTCCCAAGCCGTCAAACGGCTAAACGACCAAAGCCTCGGCGTCGATGAGCTAACAGTCAGCGCCTTCCTTGCGGAGATTAAGGGCGGCTATTCTACGCACGAGATTAACTCCATGACCTCAGAGGTAGGCTTTACGGCCCTCAATCCGTCATGGGGTAAAATGATTACGAAGGCCTCTAGACTGCGTGACATTACCCGCACCGCTGAAAATATTGCTTATAGGGCATTGTCTGGGGATGACCCAGACTTCCTCCGCGTCTCCCTACAAGAGATGCTTCAAGAGGAAGAGACCGCCACCTCAGCCGTTAATGCCAACCCATCGACCGAGTACTTCGACCTCGACGCCATGCTGGCCTTCGACCCTAAGGATGATAAGACCGTCCTGATCGGTGCCGACCGCCGTTGGATTTGCAAAGGCTACCCGTTTCAAATCGTCGGCTTCTCCGGCACGGGCAAGTCATCCCTTGCCGTACACCTTGCCGTAAATTGGGCTCTTAACAAGGCCCCCTTTGGCCTTAAGCCCGTTCGAGCGCTCCGTATCCTAATGGTGCAAGCAGAGAATGACTTTGGGGACGCAGCTGAAGGGCTCATCGGTGCGACCGCTAAACTAATTCAATCCGAGAAGGTCACCCTCAAAGAGAACCTTATCTTCGTCCGTCAGTCATCTAAGGTCGGCTTTGAGTTTGTTGAGTACCTGGGCGAGATGGTCAAGAAGCACGCCATTGACCTCATCATCGCTGACCCCCTTTTGGCGTACGCAAACTTCGACATCGCCATGCAGGAACCGACCTCGGCTTTCCTACGCGGACCCGGTGGCGTCCAAGAGATGCTCCAACGGACGCAGGCCGCCCTGCTGTATATGCACCATACGACCAAACCTAAGTCGGCTGACGATCTCGACGCGATGACCTCCCAGCAACTTGCCTACCTCGGGGCCGGCTGCGCTGAATGGGTTAACTTCGCCCGCGACTCTGGCTACCTGTTCCGCACCCATAAGAACACCTCGGACGGTCGGGCCGTGTACCGCTTCGGGTTCTCCAAGCGTCAGTCCCGCTCTGGCCTTAAAGACTCGACCGACCGCTTTGCCGGGCACGTTAACCTCTGCCACGCCGACGACGGCTCCATCCGCTGGGA